TGCATACCGTCACGACCCAGCAGCACCGTGGCTCGGACTTGTTGAACTGGTTCAGGCATGGCGATGTCCCTGTAACCCAATCAGGTTACTTTTCGAGATGTAACCTCTGGAGGTTACTTTGGGGTTGGTCAGGCGGCGGCTAGGGCGGCGACGGCGGGATTGTGATTGGCAAGGAACACTGCGCGCGCAAATCCGGCCGGCGTAGCGCTGCGGAAGTTTGCTCGCTCAGGCCCAGGCGGAGCCTTATGGATTCGATCGTCCGGCGAGCCCAGGCTTTCATCAGTGAATGGCGCTGGCATCACGAAGCCCCCCCAGTCCATAGGCAGGTCTTCTTCGTGTACTGGTCGTCGGCGCAGAAGCCAGAGAACTGCCAAGGGTGAAACCAGTAGTCTGGCTTCCGCCAAAGGCTGCTGATCTGGCTGACCGGGTTCTCTGCGAACCACGGCGCGCCGGACATCTCGCCGATGATCTGACACTGCCAAACGACGTGCATAGCCTTGAACTGCACAGCCGGGTCTGCCTTGCGCTTCGCCTCAAACCAGCGGGCACCGCTCACGGCGAGGTCAGTGCACGGCGGGAAGCCGGCCACGAACTCAACCCGGCCTGTGGCGACGGCCTCTCTAACCACTTTCCACGATTCAGGGTGATCAATGATCCGGCCTACCTTCGTGATCGCGCCGTCGGTGTGCACACCCTCTGGGTGTTGAGGGTCGATCAGGATGGCCTCATAACCGGCCTCTACCCAAGGCTGGGCCATGACGCCGGTTAGGTCGCACAGGAAAATCGCGATCGGTGTTTTCATCTGGATAATTCCTTGGCCTGTTTCTTCGACCAGCTGAGCACGTCTGCGATGACGTTCTTCTTGAACATGCTCCGCCGGCGGTAATAGTCGACAGCGTTGCGGGACACTGAAAAGCAGATGCCTTCCTTAAATCCCTGCTTCGCCAGCTCGTCGTGAACGCTTTTCTCGATAAATTCATGAGGTGTCATAGCGGCACCCACTCATTGTTCGAGTCGTAGTAGCCGCGCCACTCACCTAGGGTGAAGACCAGCGTCCCGGGCGTGCACAGCCATGCAGACTTGATCGGCCCACCCTTCAGCCTGAAGCTGGACTTGAAGGCGTGAAGCACGCGCCGCCTGATGCGCGGACGGGAAAGATCGATCCGCCTGGCGCGGAGGGGGGGGGGTAGGCATGCGTGATCCTCCAAGGGCTACAGAAAGGCTGCTGCCCGCGTGATTCAAAGTAGGGAATGGCCTACGCTTACCTCTCCACAGGAAGGGAGAAGGTCATGAGCGAGAACAGGGAATTGGCGCTATCTATCGCGCTTGAAGCTGTACTGAACGCAGCGCGCGAGCTTCACGTTGATGTCGATGAGCTTTGCGAGCAGGCGATTGGGTCGCTGACGTTGCTGCCTAAGAGCGTATCGCCGTCTGTTGTTGCCGCTATCCGAGAGATCGAGGTTGCGTCTGATGCGCTTGATTTCGGCGGTGGGGCAGGTAGCTGATCCGGTGGCGGTGATCAGATCCACTCCAGTTCGTCGTCACCATCGCTCACAGCCGGGTAACCAGCCTTCGCGGCGGCAATAGCCTTTGCCGCTTGCTCAACCACTTCGGGGTATTGGTCGTTCCAGTTCTGCTTACGCGCCTTGGCGATCATGGCTTCGAGTGAGGCGAGCAGTTCAGGCGCGGAGCGCAAGAGGTAGGCGTTTGCCCACGTCTCCTCGCCGATCACCCATTTGATCCCGTTGTGGTCCATCGCGCCCAGGTTCGCGACAGTTAACGGATCACCGTCACGCTCGACGCAGATGCAATAGTCCTCGCGATCAACGAGCCACTTTTCTTGCGTATGCATGGCAAATCTCCAGCCCCCAAAAGTTCGGTGGCGAATAGGTTGGTGGTGGGCTATACGTGGTGACCGGCATGGGGCCGGGCATAAGGAGTGAAATCATGATCAGCAGCCAGTTTACGGACGGTGACATCGAGGTTTACCTGGCGGCAGGACCAGCAGGCGGTTGGGATATTCAAGGCTTACGAGTCAAAGGTCGCCAAGTCCCGCCTACGCGCAAAGGAGAGTTTGAAACAGAGAAGGAAGCGAAAGAAGCAGCACTCTCCAGAGCAAGAGCGTTTACAGAAGCAGAAGGGTTAAAGCTGCGGGGGTAAAACCTCGTCACCCGGTTCGCGCATTAGCTCCCGCCGCGACTCGTTCAAGAATGCTTCGCGCCACGATTCCTTAATCACAAGTTCGTGGCGCGGGCTAAGCGCTTCCCGGGCCGCTTCAGGCCCTAAAGAATGGAGATGACGCAGCGCCCCGGTCATAACCGACGCCTGCTGCTTATCGCTGGCCCATTCCATCAGATCCTGGAGCATCTGGCGCGTGCCGGGCCTGCACCAGAGCCTTAACTCCTCTTCCCCGCGAGCAGCCCGACCTTTCGCCGTCTTCGCTGATCGATCCTTTGTGTCCATTGCCATTACGCAGCACTCCGTTCGAACTCGCCGGGCCCGCAGTTCAGCAGGTCACAGACTCGGTTGATGATCCGAAGCGCGGCATCGAACACCTTCGCGTCGTCCGGCTCACGGGTTAGACGCTTCATGTTCGGCTGATGCTCAAGACAGACCTTGTCGACCAATCGCCAGGCCAGCTTTCTGAGTTCGTCGGCGCTGTTGTGGGTGCGCAGGCTGAGGGCAAAGACCAAGGCGACATCTTCAGGCCGGTACTGGCCGCCGCTCCGGGTGTTGTAGAGCTTCTTTACTGAGGTCATCCATGAGGGAAGGGTTACGACTCCTGATGGCGTCTTGTCCATGGTCGGTCTCCTTGAGCCCGCTGGGAGGTAGATGGTGTTGCGCCGCTCGCTTGCGGCGCTGTGGCACTGTTCTTTTCATCGGCTGGTGAGCATCTCGGCCTTGGCCTGCTCGATCTGCTTTTCCAGCTTCAGAATTGTGGCCTCTCCGCGTTCGGCGTCAGCTGGCTTCCAGCTTTTCGAGGCTGCAAGCAGCCGGTCGATGCTGTCGCGCATGTGCTGAATGTGCCAGTAATTCGCTTGGTGATTAGTGGTGGTCATGGTCAGGAACCTGCGAGGTAGTGCATAGGGGCAAAGGGGATGTCGTCGTCGAAGCTGTCGAAGTCAGGGCCGTTCGTGCCTTGCTGGTTCTGGGCTGGCCTGTTCTGTTGCTGGGTGCGCTGCTGTGGCTGCTGGCGGGGCTGCTGTTGCGGCGCCTGTTGTGCCTGCTGTTGCGGGGCGGAACCGGCAAATTTGATGATGATCACCCGACCAGTCAGCTTGATGCCCTGACTGCCGTCGCTCTTGTCGAAGGTCTCGACATGAGCATCGTCGATGGTGAAGTGCAGCTGCTGGCCCTTGAGCAGGTACGGCGCCATGGCTTCGGCCTGCTTGCCCCACAGCGTTGCGTCGACCCACTGGGTGGGACGCTTGCCGTCCTGACCTTTGCGGCCGTATTCGCAGGCCAAGGGCAAGTTGCAGACGGCGTCGCCGTTGGGGGTGTAGCGCAGTTCAGCGTCGCGGCCCAAGCGGCCGATATCGGTAAGTGTTGGCATCGTGGTTCCTTGAGTTATGCGGCCAGGCCGAGCACCTTGTTCATGCGCTCGTCGAGGATTTCGTAGAAGGTGGTGATACGTTCGGAGAGCTTGCGGATCATCACTTCGTCGCGGTACGCGCGTTTGATGAAGAGCGGCATGCCGGGCCAGTAGCAGACGAAATCGATCCACTCGCGCTCGGAGACCCAGAGGCCGCCCTGGCACTGGGCGATGTGTTCTTTCGGGATCTCGCCGCCAAGAATCACCTCAACCTGCAGCTTCGGCAGCTTGGTTTTGATCTCGGTCAGGCCAGCGGCGCCGATCAGCGAGTCGGGCGAGTAACCGATGCCGTGGTTCAGGATGATGCCGACCTGCTCGGCCTTCACATCCTCGCGTGCTTCATACAAACCGCGGGCAATGCCTTCGTACTCATGGCCGCGCTCGGTGTGGCGGTTACCCTGGAATGGATCAGCAGCCTCACCAGTGATGCGCTCACCGATCAGGGTGTTCATGTAAGTGAACGCACCGGCGCCGAACCCGGCTTCGCCTTTGCCGTTGACCAGCAGGCTATCCAGCTCGCTGCAGGTGATGATGCCCAGACGTAGATCCAGCCACGCCTGAGTGCCTTGTTCGACGTCACTGATTATCTTCATTACCTTCTCCTTCGGGGTTCTTCGCGTTCTGGGCGGCTGATTTGGTGAGCATTGCCAGCACCTGGTCGAACACGGCTTTCTCGACCGCTGATGGCGTACCGTGGATACCGGCGAAAGCTTTCTTCGCCTTCTCGCTGCACTTCTCCAGCAGCATCGCCAGTTGCGCAGCCTGAGCAGACGTAACGCGCGGCGTGACAGCGGCGACGCCGCCATTCCCGTCATCGTCTTCGCCTGTGGTGGTGATATTAAGCAGCAGGCCAGCGGTGTACCGCTTGCCATAGCTGACACTGGACGCCACGGCCTGTACGCCGTTCTTGCTGCCAGAGGTGTCTACGGGCAAAACGATGGAGGTTGTTTCGCGGTGCCCGGCGCGATGACTCAGCACGCCCTCAACCTCAATGCCTTTCTCGTTTCGCGGGGTTCGGAAGGTCAGACCAAAGCCGTGTCGGGCAAGGACCGGCTTGATCATCTCGTTGATGTCTTCCCAGAGGGCGTAGGTGCTTTGAATGCGGCCGTTCTTGTCCTTGATGCCGCCGCGCTCGCCGATAACAGGCATTTCTTCCTGCATCCGCGACAGTGCGTCGTCGTACTGCTGCTTGGCCTGCTGAGCTTGGAAGCGCTCATGCATCGCCATCAGACGCTCCATCTTGTCGATGTCGGCGTCTGGAGACATAGCCACCTGCTGGATGATCGACATGATGGTCGTCGATTCGGTTTGGACGGCCGGCACGCGGGCGGCCGGATCTTTCACAGCAAGATTGCTCATGGCGACCTCTCAGTATTGGATGATGATGGCAGGGATCAGTCGGCTGGCGATCAGCGTGATTGCCTGCTTTGCACACTCTTCGGTCATTCCGCCTTTCACGAACGCTTCCAGGGCGGCGGCATTGATCGTGCGGCGATGCTCTTTGTCAGCTTCCCGGGCGTTCTGCTGGCGAATGATTTCGTCGGCTGCAGCATTGGCACGAGCAATCTCAGCCAGGCGTGCACGCTCAACTGCGTCTGCCTGACGCTGCGCCGCTGCAACGCGTTCTTGCTCGGCGCGCTGCTCGGAGGCGATTCGGTTGGCCTCGGCCTGTGCGGCCGCACGTTCTGCCTGCTCGGCCTGAAGCTTCAGTTCCAGTTCGCGGCGTTCTGCGGCGGCCTTGGCGTCTGCTTCCCGGCGGATAGCGGCTTCGCGTTCAGCCTGGGCGGCAGCTTCTGCTTCACGGCGCACGCGCTCTTCGGCTTCTCGGGCGATCTGCGCTTCACGCTCACGCTGGGCACGCGCTTCGGCTTCGGCGCGATGGCGGGCCAGTTCCGCCTGCTCAGCTTCAATCTTCTCCTGTTTGGCCAGTGCAGTTCGCAGCGTGGCGAGGGACGCTGCCTTCGCGCGGTGTGCTTCCTCCTCGAACTCCTCCCATTCCTCACCGATGGCAGTGCTGTCCAGGTCTTGGATCTTCGCGCCGATGAGGGAGGCGCTCATGCCGTCAGTGTTGACGTCCTTGAGCTGGACGATACCGTCATTGTGTCGGTCAACGCGTGCGTCTTCGGCGGCTTGCCATTCAGTCAGCGGCTGCCGCACCTGGTCACGCAGTGCGTCCATCTCGGTGACGAACTCGCGCAGCTCGGCCTCGACAACCTTCGGCATTTCCTTCAGACGGCGCAGGTAGTCGCGGCCCGGTTTCTCGACCGCCGTTTTCGACTTGCTGACCTTTGCCGCCAAGCTGGCGATGCGCTCACGGCCCTTGCGAGTGGTGAGGTCTGGCACTTCACCGGAGACTTCCGCCTTGGTGTGCTCGAGGAAAGGCTTCAGCCCGCCCAGCACGTAAATGGCTGGAGCGTTTGATTCGTTGATGTCGTCAATGCTGACGAGCTGCTGAGTTGCAGACATGCGGAGTCTCCCGCGCCATCCGTGTGTCGGGGCGCTGCGATTGAATAGGGTGGGGTTACTGCGAGGATTGTTGCTGCTGAACGCGGTAGCGGAGGACCTGCAAGACACGGCCGCGATAGCCTGGTTCTGCGTATTGCTCAACAGGGGGGCCGTAATAGCCGCGCATTTCTGCGAGCCGGTACGCCTCGCGCAGGTTGTGAGCGCTGATCTCTTCGAGCTGCTCGTCAACCAGGGACTGATACAAGGGTGTTGTCATGGCTGCACCTGCTTGCGGTAACCGGCGTCGATCAGGATTCGCTCGCACTCGGCAGCGGTATCCCAGCCATATTCCTTTTCGATCTGCGTAATCCACGCAGATGTACCCTTGTCGCGCTCGATCTGCTCAGCGGTGCGGATGGGGCGGAAATTGCCTTCGATCATCGAGTGATACTCAAACACGAAGTCGTTCTCGCCAGCGAATACAGCAGCAATGCAGTCGCCGCCAATGTCATGGTGAGCAACAATCTTGACCTTGCGACCGATCTGACTCTTGTAGCGGTCATGATCTACAGCTGTTTTGTCCACGCTTGGTTTAGGCCAAAGTTCACACACAGTCCCAACTGGCGGCAAACCTTCGCCATCCCATGTGGATTCGGCAGCCGGTCGAAGCTCAGCGCCAACGGGGAAGTCCTTACGACCGCCCATCCAAGTCCAATCTGGATATCCGGCTGCCGGACACATTTGCTGGACCTGACCGGCGCCGTCGCGGCGATACCATGCATCGTAAGCTTGGGATGTGCCGCAATAACCAGCCTCTGCATCGTACGGTGCCTTGCTCCAATCAATACTCATGCCGCAATCCTCGCTTCACGCCCAGCCAAGCGCCTGAAGCGCTCACAGTAGTAGGCGAATTCTTCCGGGTTGATTTGGTTGCTGGTGAACAGGTTGATGATCTGGCGCTCTACGATTGCTTCGTAGAAAGGCGGGTAATCCAGAGTTTCGAGCTGATCCAGCTGCTTGCTGATGTGGACGTGCGGGCTGTTCACAGTTCGTCATCCTCAGCCAGGGCAATCAGGGCATCAGCCGCCAGCGGCTTAAGCAGCTTCTTGGCGATCTGAAGCAGCTCTTCGTCCGGGTTGGCACAATTGAGCAGCTCATCCGCCGTTGTGGCTGCTTCCGGCCCCTTGCAGCGAGCATGCAGAACCAAGCGACCGAGAGCCGAGTTGCTGACGCCAGATCCAGAAAGCTGATCCATCACGTACTCATCTACTGCCAGAGCGAAACGTTCGAAAGTGACGCCCTGAGGGCTGTGAAGGCGACGCTTGAACTGAACGTCGCGGAGGTTCATCAGGTGTTCCGCCGCGTCGGCGATCCACTCTGCTTCGGCTGGGGTGCTTGGCACTTCCGGGCGAAGAGCGATAGGCAAAAACTTTGCTGCTGCGTTCATGGTCGCCTCCGTAGGCGCTGTGCAACCGCATTGATCAGATGCCCGCGCAGGTGACCAAGCCCGTGCCGTGAAGCACGCGGGCACCTGTCGATGCGGTCGTATTGGGGTAGGGGGCTCCGCATGTGCGGGCACTGTTCCGATGTGCTGCGAAGGGTGGGCCTACCTTCCGGCCAATGCGCGGTGACATCGACGGCCCTGCTTTCCGCTGCCTGTCCAGGTGTTGGGCGCCGCCTTCAGGCTTACGGCACCACACAGGTGGATGGTTGATCTACTTCATGGCGGTAATCTCCTATCGCTCGCTCACTGGGAAGGCAGTGGCTACCTATCGAAGCTGCATTGGAATGTCGGTCCTGACCAAGATGCCTAACTACGTCCGCCCGTTCGCATACAAACAGTTGGCCTGGATCAGCTTTTTTCATGGGGCGCCGACATTCCAATACAGCCTCTTTCGAGGTGATCGGGAAGGTCTCCAACCTTCTGACGGGGTCTCTGATTATTTAGATGGCCGTAGGCCCGTGAAGCGGCAATTTCGTTTTGGCTTTCGCCATCCCACTGCGCACTCTGTGAATGCGCAGGAGGATGGTTCAGGCAACAGCTGGCCGTTCGAGGAAGTCATTGAACGCCTGCTGCTTCGCTTCGTCGGTGTCCAGGAAGCGGACGAGGAAGGGCATCAAGGTCTGAACAGTCCCGTCCGGCATTTCGACGATGGCCACGCTGAAGTTGCCGGGCCCATTTTCAAACTCTTCGTACTCGACGCCCCATCCGTGAAACTTGCCCTCCGCTGCGTCTTCAATCCCGGTCCGCATGCCGCGGCTGTCATGGATTGCTTTCATCGTCATTACTGGTCGCATTGCCTTGCCTCCGGTTGATTTCCCGTCTGGCCCTGTCGCCAAGGCCAGCCAGTGAAATCGTCATGCTGCAGCCTTGCAGTCAGCCGCCGTCATTCGTTGCCCGTCTTCCAGCTCAACCACGCATACGCCGTTGCGATATCCACGCTCCGTGTTGAGCTGGTTAGCCTCGAGGATGCAGAGGCTCAGGTCGCTATCGGTAAACACCTGCAGCTCGCCGCGCAGGGTGATGCGGATGACCTTGTTCATGTTGTTCCTCCAGTGGATTCCCAAAGCACCCGGTCGCCCAGGTGCTTCAGTGAATCGTTCGGTCTTTCAGGGTTCCGTTACCTGCCACGGTTTCCTTGGCTGCCTTTCGGCTATCTCGTTGCACGTCTGCCGGGTATCCCCACCACTGCCCGTTGCCGCTACTGGCGTCACATCGGGTGGCTGCACAACTTTGCGTCCTCCATTGGTGGAGTCCGGCAGGGTCCAGAGCCTGCATGGACGACGGTTTAGCTTGTCCTCACCCAGGTAATGGCCTGGGTACGTCGTTGAGTGCGTCAGATTGTTTAAAGAGCGTCAGGACTCTTCAGCCCCTGTCGCACCGTTGGTTTGTCGCTGCGATGGGTGTAAATTAGCAATCGCTAATTTAGTCGTCAATAGCAAATGCTAAATATTTTGCGAATGGCTGTCCTTTGGGGTCGTAAGACAGACGAGAGAAAAATTAGGATTTGGGGTTTTACAGGTCTGTAAGTATCGGTATGCTTTTTCGAAAGCTGTACATGCATACAGTAATCAAGGAGAAGCTGATGGCCCGCGCAGAAAAGAAAAAACCTCAAGAACGCCAGCCGATGTCCGGCATCGAGCGACTAAATCTCAGGGTTTCAAACATGATTAACCATCCGATCGCTCAAGAACGAAAGAGCGTGACCATCCATAGGCTGGAAACAGACGGCGATCGCGAGTGGGATGAGGTGATGGGCGTGCTATCAGACGTCGACGGAATCGACATGACGTTCAACGATGAGGATGAGTCGGTGACCTTGAGCTGGGAGGCTCCAGCGGAAGACGATCCGCGGGCTCAGATGCATGAGGAATTTGATGCGGTAGAAGAGGCCGCACCTTTCTGACGGGCACAAAAAAGCCCGCTAGACGGCGGGCTGTTTTCATTTGGATTGTTGCTGAGGAGCAGTGATTGCGGGAGCCTGATCAACTTGATGCCTGTCAGCCTGACCGGCCTG